GGATGCTGAGAAGGATTTCGCGATCGTTTGGTGCATGGGGTTGCGGCAGAAGTTTTCCCGGGATTGCTATGTGCAGAACTCGGTTTCGAAGCGGCTGGTTACGCGGATCTCGGGCGATTGGGATCCGGTAGATGTGGAGCCTGTCGAGACGGATGGCGCCCCTCCGGTTGTGGTGTATCAGAATCCGGGTGGCGTGGGCGAGTTTGAGACCCACATGGATGACATCAACCGGGTGAATCGCGGAATTTTGTGGCGCATGTCCACGATGGCGATGCAGGCCTATCGGCAGCGCGCTTTGAGGAAGAAGCAGGGCGATAACGGCGCCCCGATGCCGACGACTGACGAGAATGGCAATCAGATCGATTACGCGGCGATCTTTGAGCCTGCGCCGGGGGCGTTGTGGGATCTGCCTCCGGATGTTGACATTTGGGAGTCGCAGACTACGGATATCACGCCGATGTTGACGGCGTCGAAGGATGACATTCGGATGTTGTCTGCTGCGACGAAGACTCCGTTGCCGATGTTGATGCCTGATGGTGCGAATCAGTCGGCTGAGGGTGCGCAGAACACTGAGAAGGGTCACATCTTCAAGTGCGAGCGGCGTTTGGCGGTGGCGAAGGTTGGTGCTGGGGCGATTCTGGTGAAGGCGTTGGCGACTGAGGGTGTCGAAGTTGAGGACACGGTGGATGTGTCGTTTGAGTCTGTTGAGCGGGTGACGTTGTCTGAGAAGTATTCTGCGGCGGCTCAGGCGAAGGCGGCTGGTGAGTCTTGGGCGTCGATTCGGCGGAACATTTTGAATTATTCGCCGGAGCAGTCGAAGCAGGATGATTTGGACCGGGCGAAGGAACAGTTGGCTCTGTTCAGCGCGAATCGCCAGGCGCAGCAGGTCCAAGCCCCGCAGCCGGCGCAACGAGGGCAGGCTCAGCAGTCGCAGCCGGTGAGTGGTGGAGCACGCTGATTATGCGGCTGTAGCGGCTGCGATTCGTGAACAGCTTTTGGCGTATGCGGCTGAGGTGTGGGCTGCGGCGACGTTGGATGATGAGGGTTTGGCTCGTCTTGTTGAGTTGATGGTGCCGACTGTGCAGGCGGCGCAGGAGCAGATCGCGTCTTATACGTCGGTTTATTTCGGTGAGGTGACTGGTACGGATCCGGTTGCGGTTTCGTCGGATGTTGTTGATGGGCGTGGTGTTCCGGCTGAGCAGGTGTATGCGCGTCCGATTGTTACGGCGCGGACGGAGTTGTCGCGGGGCAGGTCGGTTGAGAAGGCGTTGGATGCTGGTGGGCGTCGGTTGCAGAATCTTGCTGGGACTGATGTGCAGATGGCGAAGGTGCGCCAGGCTCATGTGTCGTTGCAGGCTGGTGGGGCCAGGTTTTTTCGGCGTGTGTTGACGGGCCGGGAGAACTGCGGCCTGTGCGTGATTGCGTCTACGCAGCGGTATCGGCGGGGGAACTTGATGTCGATCCATCCGGGGTGTGATTGCGATATCGACGTGTTGCCCCCCGGTATGGATCTCGATCAGGTGATCGACGTGGATCTGTTGAATTCCACGCATGATCAGGTGAAAGCGTTTGCTGGTGTGGCGGATCGCGGGGGACGTGCGGTTGATTACCGCAAGTTGATCGTGACGCATGAGCATGGCGAGGTTGGTCCGGTTCTCGCCTGGCGTGGGCAGCAGTTCACGTCGAAAGCGGACCTGAAGTAAGTCTTCCCACCGTTTCTGGGTGGGTTTTGGCCTGTAAGAGGCCGCGAATCTGATCCCGCATGGGAAGGAAACATCTGTGTCTGAAGCTACCCCGAAAGACATGCCTGGAGCTGGCGCCGAAACGGAGCCGAGTACCCAAGCAGCAGCAGAGGTCACTGCTGAGCCTGTTGAGGTGAAGAGTGAGCCTGCGCCGAAGCCCACTGAGACTGTGGACTTTTGGAAGTCGAAAGCGCGGCAACATGAGGACCGCGCGAAGTCGAACTTCGAGGACGCCCAGAGGTGGCGTGAACTCCGCGAGAAAGCGGGCGGCAAGGACGATTTCGATCCGAGGAGCGAAATCGAAAAGATCCAGGCCGACCTGAAAGCCGAACGACTTGCACGCTGGCGTGCAGAGGTCGCCCGCGCTACCGACGTTGACCCTGAGGACATCAAAGGGGAGACGGAGGAAGAGATGCGGGAGTCCGCTGAGCGTTGGAAGCAGCGTTTCGAGGCGAGGCTTGATGCGGCTTTGAAGTCGAAGAAGACCGCTCCGGCAGCCGCTCCGGCAGCCGAGGTCACTTCAGATGCGAAGGTCTCTGGCCCTAAACAGTTGAGCCGGGACGAACTCAAAAACATGACACGGCAGCAGCGCCTTGACGCCTACAAGAATGGGCAGGTCGATGCGCTGATAGGCCGTACCGACTGAAAGGAAGCCGTCAATCATGGCTGCTGACAATTTCATTCCTGAAATTTGGTCCGATTACATCCTTGAGCGTTACATCGCCCGAAATGTGTTCGGCGCCCTGCTGGACCGCAAGTACGAGGGTGACGCCACCAAGGGCAACACTGTCCACATCCCCGGCGTTGTGGCTCCCGCTGTCAAGGATTACAAGGCGAACAGCCGTACCACGACTGCGGACGCGATCACCGATACCGGTGTCGACATCCTGATTGATCAGGAGAAGAACTTCGACTTCTATGTCGATGACATCGATGATGCGCAGGCTAACCATGCCCTGCTGCCGCTGTACACGGATGCTGCTGGCGATGCGCTGGCTACTGATGCGGACGAGTTCATTGCGGACCTGCTGGTTGCGAACGCGACTGGTATGCCGTGGTCCTCGAACCCCACCAATGGTGATGCTGCGTTCAACATCATCAAGGATGCCCGCAAGCTGATGCAGAAGGCGAACGTGCCGGATGACGGTATGCGTGTCGCTGTGGTGAACGCCGAGTTTGAGGCGCTGCTTCTGGGTGCTGATTCGAAGCTGACCAGCTTCGACACCTCGGGTGACACCGCCGGCCTGCGCGAGGCGACTGTTGGTCGTCTGCTCGGCTTCCGTGTGGTGTCTTCGAACAACCTGCCTGAGTCGGATTCTCCGCAGGCTGTGTTCTTCCACCAGCGTGCCGCTGCGTTCGTGTCGCAGATCGACAAGGTTGAGGGTCTGCGCGCGAATGACAAGTTCGCTGATCGCGTTCGTGGCCTGCACGTCTATGGCGGCAAGGTTGTGAAGGCTCCGGGCGTTCTGGTGTTCAACCGGGCTGGTAGCTAGTCGTGTTGGCTTCCCGCGCTGACGTCGCCGCTGCGCTTGGTCTGGCTGATGCTGACTCTCTGAGTGAGTCTCAGCAGGCCCGCGTGGACGCTCTGCTGGAGCGTGTTTCTGGCAGCGTCTCGCGGGAAGCCAACCGCGATTTCACACCGGGCGCGGTGCAGGTGCGCGTCTTGGTGATTGATGGGCGGATCTATCTGCCTGATGCCGAATCGGTGACGACCGTAACGGACGTTGACGGTGCTGAGTTGGACTGTGATGCGGATGTGCCGGGTTGGTTTGTGGTGTCCCGTAACGGGTGCCGCTTGCTGACGGGTGATCCGGTTGTTGTGGATTTCGTGCGTGTGGATGTTCCGGCTGCGGTGTCTGGTCTTGTGGCTGGCATTGCGGCTCGGCATCTCAGTGTGGAGCCAGGTTCGCCTGAGTCGATGGCTACGGACATCACTGCCGGCGCCGACTTCCGGTTGCGGATGGCTGACCACGTGTCTTCGACAGCGCTGCTGACCGCCGACGAGGAGTGCGAGGCTCGTGGCTTCCGCTCAAAGTTGCCGAATGTGATTGTGCATCGCCTGTGAGTGTGTTCGAGAAGTTGGCGCGGATCCCAGTGATTCACACTCCCGCAACGGGTACGGGTGAAGATTCGTTGGGTAACACGGTGCCGGTGCCGGGTGTTCCTATGGAGCGTTTGGTGTATTCGATTGGGCCGCACGTTGTTGAGCGGGGCAGCGCAACGCTGACCGAGACGCAGGTTGCGGACCTTGATGTGTCGATGCCGAAAGCTCCGGTTGCGTTGACTGACACGTTCACGATCGACGGCGACACGTTCCAGGTTGTCGGGTTGCGTGATATGACGCGCGGTTTCCACGGTTGGCAGCCGGGGATCGTTGTCGAGTTGCAGAAGGTTTCGTGAAGAACCCTCTCGGCAAGTACGGCATCAATCTCAAGGATTTTGACGCGCTGCCTGAGGTCAACGACGGCGTCAACGCGTTCATGGAATCGCAGGTTGTTCCCGCGTGGAAAGACAACTCGCCGGTTGAGTCGGGTGAGTATCGGGATTCCGTGAAGGTCACGCAACGGTCCACAACCAAGGGGCGCGGCAAGGTCGGCGCCACGTCGGAGCACGCGCACATTGTTGAGTTCGGTTCCGAGAAGGTGCCTGAGCATGCGCCTGCCGAGAAGACGGCTAAGCAGTTTGGTGGGTATGCGCATGACAAGTCCTGAGCTGTTGGGTTTCGGCGCTCCGTCTGTTGAGCGTGTTGTGGTTGCGTGGTTGAAGCCGTTGGGCCGTGCGGGTACTCGCCGTAAGGCGGGCGATCCTGTGCCGTTTCGGTTGGTGCATCGTGTGGCTGGTTCGGATGATCCTGTTGTTGGGATTGATGTGGCGTCGGTGTCTGTGCATTCGTTTGGTGCTGGTGATGTCGAGGCTTTGGCTGAGGCTGAGCGGTCGCATCGTCGTATGAATGTGCTCTCGATCAATCCGATGACCACTATTTCGAACTCGGACATTCTCGGTGTCGGCGTTGTCGTGAACGTGGACTATTGCATTCCGCGCATGGCCCCAACTCAGGTCGATTACGAGGACCCGGCTGTGGTGCGGTATGTGGCCCGCTACGAGATCGGCATTTCTTACACCCCTGTTGGCTAACCGTAAGCCTGGTTTTACAGCCCGAATTGTCTTTTTCTGCCGGAGTTTTCCGGTCTTCCCCTTCCCATGAGAGGAGCACCCTATGGTGCAACCCGTGACCGGCACGACTTGGAATGCCGGCGGATACAACGATCTTTACCGTGCCGCGTCGGAGCGGGGTGGCCTTCAGGCTGTCCTGATTCGTGACAATCGTGGTGCTGCTACCAATATTTCACCGTTTGAGGATGATCTGACGACTGTTGCGTGGTCGCCGTTCGCCCAGGACGGGAAGTTGCGTGGCGACATGTTCGCTTCCCGGCTGGTTGATGGTAAGTGGGCTGTGAACCCGGCCCCGAATGAGGGGTTCTGGTATATCGGCGCACAGACCGAAGATGGTGGCGCTGAGCGTAACCCGAACACCAATTCGGATGATCTGAAGATCCTTCAGTCGAACTTCCCGTATGACTCGGACATCACGGAGAAGGGTAAGACGATCAAGTTCACTGCGGTCGACACCCTGAAGCCGCTGATTCATCGCCTGGAGTCGGAGTTGCGCCTGTCTGATGACAATGGCAACAGCTTGGTTCCTGATCTTGGTTCGGAGAATTACGGCTACGGTGTGCGCCTGGACACTGCTTCTGTTGACCGTCAGATCATTCTGTTGTTCTCGAAGAGTGTTGCGGGTAAGGCTGTTTACCGGGCTGAGGGTTACTCGTTGTGCAAGATTGATGATCAGGCGGCGAAGAAGCGCACGAAGACTGATCCGGATACTGCCGGGTTGACGTACAAGGTGTTGCCGGATCCGTACTTGATGATTCCGGATCCGGATGGTGGTTCTGAGTTGGTTCCTGGTTTCGAGTGGGTGTGGGTGTCGGGTCCCGGTTGGGATGAGATGGCGCCTGCTGGCTCGTAGTTGAGGCTCCCACGGGGGTGGGTGTTTTTGGGCGCCGCAAGTGTCCTGGGCTGGCGCTCATCCCCGTGGGTCTCGAACCACCTAACTCAGCCCGCGAAGTTCAGCCCGAATGTTGTTCAGCCCGAGAGGAAGCCCAAATAGTGTCTGAGTTTGATGTTGTTGCTGTTCCGAATGCTGGTCGTGATGCTGCCGAGCAGGCGAAGGCGTATTCGTCGCCGTTTGCGCCTCGTGAGTTGCGGTTGGATGACGGTACGGTGCTTGAGATTCCGCCGCATCCGAGTTTGCGTTTGCTTGATGATGATGCGTTGGCGGAGTTGGAAGCGTTGAATTTTGAGCTTGAATCGTATGACCGTGAGCCGGATCGTGTGATTCCTGCGCAGACGATCAAGGACAAGGCGGGCAATGAGCTTGAGTTGCCGGCTGAGACGATTCGTGGGCCGTTGAAGACGAACCCGTACCGCAAGACGAACGCGGACGGCAGTGTGACGGTGATGAATCCGCCGTATGAGGTGCGTGTAGCTCAGATCGCTTTGGGGGCTGAGGATTATGCGACTTTGCGTGCGGGGAAGGTGAATGGTCGTCGTGGGTCTGCTGCTGATGTGTGGCGGGCTTGGAATGATCAGGGGTTGGAGGTTGCCGAGAGGCAGAAGGCTGATCCCAAAAGTGATGGAAGCTCTGTGGTTGTGGCGCCAGTTTCCGCGTCAGATAGCGAGTGATCTTTCCCAGTTTCATTCTGGGCGCAGGATTTCGGATTGGCATCGGGGGACCTGTGATGATCGCGGGTTCCTGGTGCTGTCCAGTTATGAGCTGCTAGAGCTGATCGAGTTTTTGCCTGAGTCTGGGGCTTTCAAGTCTGCGGCTCGTGGTGGTGCGTGGACTGAAGATCAGATTGTGGCGGCGGAGACGTTCAATGAGATTGCGCGGTTCCGGGCGTCGTATCACGCGGTGAATGGTGGCAAGGATGGCGCGTATGAGCCGTTCTCGTTTGATGATCCGGCTATTCGGGTGCGTAAGGCGCGTGAGGCTGAGGCCGAGTTGGCTTGGAAGCGTGAGTCTCAGGGCAGTTTGTTTGATGAGTTGGGTTGGTCTAGCGACGCCTAATTGAAGATGAGAGGGGTTTGAATGCCCATATATGTGGACATTATCTCTCGTCTTGACGAGCGTTCTGCTGCTGTTGCTGCTGCGAGGATTGAGCGCCAGTTTGGTGCTGCTGGTTCGTCGGCTGGTGATGCTGCTGGCCGTGGGATGTCTGCGGCGATTGATCGGTCTACGAGCACTATTGGTCAGCGGGTTACGGGGCAGTTCACGACTCATGGTCAGACTGCTGGCCGAAACTTTGGCACTGGGTTTACGGGACAAGTCGGCCAGACTGTGGGCAACACAAGTGGTTTCACGTCCGCTCTTGCCGGATACCAGGGGTCCGCTACTCAGGTTGGTTCGCTTGCGGGTAAGGCTCTTGGCACTGCTTTCACGGTCGCTGCTGGTGGTCTGATCGGTGCTGCGTCTCTGACGTTGTTCAAGGGTTTTGAACGCTATAAGTCGATTGATGCGGCGAAGAACCGTTTGGAGAACTTGAACCGGACGTTGGAGTCGACAGGCCGCGCTGGCATCAACGTCAAGGCTGTGATGGATACCGTCACGCAGGCTGTTACGGATACGCCGTTCGCGATGGACAAGGCGTTCTCGGTTGCCACAAGAGCTTTGGCGTCGAATACGGGTGATTTGAAGCGGTTCATGACCGTGGTCACCGATGCTGCCGGTTTCGCCGGGGCTGGTGTTGATGAGATCGGTGATGCGTTCTTGAAGATCGCGAACACCGGCAAGGTCTCCATGGAGGAGATCGGCAACGAGTTGCGCAATATCCCGATTCTGCCGTGGTTGCAGGAGCAGCTTCACGTTTCGGGTGCCGAGCTTCAGAAGATGATCAGCGACGGCAAGGTCGGCCTGAACGATTTGATGAAGGCTGTCGAGTCGCATGCGTCGGGGTTCGCGAAGGCGTCGGGGGACACCATCGAGGGCGCGATGTCGAACATGCAGACGTCGGTTGCCCGTCTTGGCGCGAACTTTTTGGGTGCGATCTTCGGGAAGCCTACCGAGGATGGCAATCAGCTCGTTGACGTGCTGAAGACTTTGCGGGAACGCATTGACGAGGTCGGCAAGTGGGTCACCGATCACCAGGGCGACATTCGCGAGTTCTTCAGGGCCGGTGTTGATGCCGGTCGGACGGTCCTGGAGCTGCTGGCCAACCTGAGGAATCTGCTCGGCGGCAATGAGAGTGCGATCAAGCTTGCCGGCGCGGCGTTCTTGGCGTGGAAGACATCTGGTGTGTTTTCGACAGTGATGGACCTGTCTACGAAGCTGCGGGGTAACGGGTCGGATCTGGACGTGTTGCCGGGTAAGGCGGAGAAGTCGGCTAAGGGGATCAGTGCGGCGTTCGCGACGATCGTGGTGCCGGCTATTGCCGAGCAGTTGAACAACGAACTGAACAAGTTTTTGAAAGAGAATGCCCCTGATTTGTACAGGGCTAATCATGCCGGCCAGGACAGCTCTGGTGGTCCGGTTGATTGGGGTTCTCGGCTGAATCCGTGGTCGGTGGAGAACCGGCGGCGCAGGGCAGCCGAAAACGGGGGCAGCGGCTGGAACATCTTCGCCGACCCGAAGCCGCCAGCACCGCCCGGGCAGGTGTTTCCTGGGGACATTTTCGCTGGTCCTTTTGCGAATGGTCCGGGGGATTGGCAGGCGCAGGTTCGTCCGAATCCTGCGCGTCGTGATGGTGTTGCACCGTTTTCGTTGGGCCCGGTTGGTGGCCCGTCGGGTAATCCGATTCTGGATGCTCCGGGGTTGTCCGGTGATGGATCGGGTTCTGGCCCGAAGCTGCCCGATGCGCCTGTCGTTCCGTTCGATACGAGTCTTCCGCCTGGGATTCCGGGTATGCCGGCTGATGCGTCAGTGTTCGGGGCGGAGTCCAGTTTCCTTGACGCGCGGCAGAAGTTGGCTGAGAAGCGTGCCCGTGTAGCCCAGTTGGAAGCGACCGCGACCGCGACTGAGGATGACAAGCTGAACGCCCGCAACGAGGCCGCTGAGGCTGAGCGTGACTTGCAGGCCGCTGAGATGCGGATGGGTGAGGCCCGCCAAAACCAGTATGAGCAGTTGACGAAGTCGACGGATAAGGCGACTAAGAAGCTTGCTGGGTTGACGAAGGATCTTGGTGAGGTCGGCGCGTCGTTGGATGCGGATTTTGGGATTTCGAAGGGTCTTGCGGGGATCGCGGAGAACATCACAAAGTTCGTTGCGAACCTTGCTGCTGCACCGTTGTTGGGACAGTTGTCGGCTGTTGAGAAGTTGAGCCCGACTCAGGGTGGGCATGGGTTGATGGGCGTGCTCGGTGCTCAGGGTGTGTTCGGGCCGATGTACCAGAACAATCAGTACGCCGACATGGTCAGTGGGCGCAGCGGCGGAAGTGTCGGTCCGGGGTATGGATACGGCACCGGATACGGTCCGGGTGCAGGCTACGGCGGAGGTGCGCAGTACGGTCCTTCACCGGGTGGAGCTAAGGCCGGCGAATCTGCACGGGATTTCGCGCACCGGGTGATGATGCCATTCTGGAAGCAGCAGGGCTTAACGGTGGGAGACCACCAGGCCGACCAGTACGGCGAGCACCAAAACGGTGCCCTGGACATCATGGTCGACAGCCTCGCCGAAGGGCATCAGGTTCTCCAGCAAGTTCTGTCGGACCCCAATGTGTATGGGGCGATTTTCGACAACAAGACATATGGCTACGGGCACGGGCTGACCCCGAAGGACTACAGTGCCGGCCACACCGGAAACCCGACGCAGGACCACCAGGACCATGTGCACGCTTGGTACAAGCCTGGTGGTAGTAACAACATTTCTCCGGGTGGTGGCGGTGCGATGCCTAGCCCGTACTCGGGTAGCGCGTATCCGTCGATGCCGCAGAGTGTGGCGACTCCTGACCCTGTTGTGTCGCCTTCGTTTGGTGGAGGCGGGCAGTTGCCTCCGCTGCCGCCTTCGTTTGCCGGTGGTGGTGCGATGGCTGGTGGTATGCCGCAGGGATTGCCCGTTGGTGGCCCGCTGAACACCACCACGATTGGTGCGAATGTTGCGCCTCCGTCCGGTTCCGGTAAGGGCGGCGTAGGCATGGACGGCGGCGGCGTCATGGGCATGGCGATGCAGGCCGGCGGTATGGCGTTGGATGCGATGGCTCCTGGTGCTGGGCAGGCCGCGCAGACGGGTATCAAGTTGGCTAACCGTGCGATTCAGTACGGCGGCCAGGTTGCGGGTATCGCGACGCAGGGTGTGATGGAGACTCTGTTGCCGACTGGTGGTTCCGAGCTGGCTAATAACAATTGGTTGACCCGCATCATCGGCGGCCTGGCTGGTGCTGCACCTGCTCTGCCGAATCTTGCGGGCAAGGGATCGGAACCGTTGCAGCCGAATCAGGTTGATCCGAACACCACCCAGCACGGGCAAGGGCAGGGTCAGGCGCCGGGTCCGCAGATCACCGTTAACAACAACCGGCAGACCGAGGACGGCACCGGACGGGACATTGCGTACCACCTGCAAAACATGAACTCTGCACCAGGAATGTGACGGGAGAACATATGACCGTCCGATACCCGGCTGGACCTATCACCCCGCACGGCTGGTGGAACATCACCAAGGGCATCCAACCGACGATGCGCCTCACCGCCTATGACGGATCCGTTGAGTTCTATTTGATGGGTGGGCATTCCATCCCCGATCGGCACTCGGCTCCCGAGGCTGTTCATCTGATCAGCCTCAAGGGGTTGGTGCCGCCGTGGAAGCACATCACGCAGAAGGGCGCCACGCAGGATGGTGTCACTCACATTGACGCGCTTTACGATCCGGTTGAAGTTGAGATGGTCGTGGAGTGCCGTGGCAGGGACGCTCGCCATACGCGAAAGGTTTACGACGACCTGATCGCATCCATTGATGCGATCCAAGAGTCGAAGCTAGACTTCCTCACCCCGGATGTTGGGTATTGGTGGGCCAACATCCGCTGGTTCCAGGGCGCACCGCCGGATCCCGTGATGGGCGCTCAGACGAACCGAGTGCGTGTGTCACTGCGACTCTCTGCAGATCGCGGGTTCTGGTCGACGTACGACCACACTGATGCGTTCACATTCGTCTACGACGACATGACAGACACGTTCACCGAAGACAACCGATCCACGCAGGATCTCGGGGACATTCCGCAGTACTACACGGGTGACGGTGGCGGGTTTTGCACTAGTTACAACGGTTCGATGTTTTGGTGGGATGATCCGGAGGACACCACCACGACGCAGTCGCGCCGGGTGATCAACGGGCCGTGGCCTGGGTTTGACACCGAGACTGACAACCAAGTTGTTTCGCAGGTGCACGGATCATTTCAGGAGTGGTCGTTCCCTGACACTGGGCGCAACCTCATCGGCGGTCGCATGAACCGCAATCCTGATGACACGTGGGCTGGCGACGGCGTGTTCGTAGAGTATGGCGGCTCATACCTGCGCCTGTTCTACACCGTGGATTTTGTTGAGCACACCATTCGGACTGACCCGTTCCGGATGTTGATTTCGCCGATACCGGGCGAAAAGTTCTCCCTGGTTTGTGGTTACGAGGGGGATGGAAACGAACGACTGTTCAAGTTCCTTCGAAACGGTGTTGAGATCTGGTCGGTCAAGGAATCGGGCGCTGGTTCCAAGCTCGGTCCGGACCACAGGGGCGCCGGTAACGGCATGTTCGCAGGATCGGCGTTGATTACGCAAGCTACACCCGCAACGATCCGGAAACTGTCTGCGGGCGACAATGCGACCGTTTCCCAATCAGGGTTCCTTGAGCGCATCAACATAGGCGATCAGAAGATGTACAACGACTACACCCTGTTCGGCCCCGGCATTTTCAAGATTTATGACGGGCCAGGTACGGATGAGTTCGTTGAGTTTGGTCCGCTGTTGCCTAACCAGATCGTTTTTCTTCGTACGGATCCGCGCGTCAACACAACCCTCGTGCAGGATCTAACGGCTGTTCCGCCGACGCCGCAGCAGTTGACTGTGTTCCAGGACGCCATCAACAAGTTCCTGAGCTTCGCGGGCATGAATAACTCCGCGCTGGGCGACCAGATCAAATCCATGTTCGGGGTTCGTCCGCCGCAAGGAAACCTCTACAAGTACTTGAAGGGCCGGTTCTCCGAGAACTCTGCGATACCGGCAAAATCGCCTGGCGCAGATGCGAAGCCGTACTTCGTGAAGGTCGCAATTGAGGGCGGAAACGCGGACTCGAAGGTGATCGTGTCCGGTACTCCGTTGAGGCGGAAACCCTTCTAGATGAGTGATGTTCGCAGCCCCCGCACGCTTGGGGGTTGGTTCGTCGTGCCCAGGAATCGGGGGTGACCTGTGGGCGATATGGAGCTGTGGCAGGGCGCTGTTCAGTCGGGTGACCCGTATCGGATCGCCACCACTGCAAGGAAGCTGACTGAGAAGAAGTCGAAAGTCAACGTCGATTTCAAATTTACGGTTTGCGACAAGTTTTGGACGCCACTCGGTGAAATCGGCGCGGACCTCATCGACGCATCCGGATCCGACCCCCGCAACGATGTACCCACCGCCAAACTCACATTGAAGGGCAATAGCCCACTCATCCCAGTGTTCATGAACTGCCGTAACACAATGGTCGGCGTCATCGTTGAGACTGCCGGCCAACGGTATGCGTTCTACACGAAGGTTCACACCTACAAGTACGCGGATGGTGTGTGGACGGGAAATGTTGAGTTGCGCGGCATCTGGGACGTGCTCAACTATCTGGTGATCTGGCCGTCGTGGTTCCTGCCGATCCAGGCGCAGCCGTTCTCGCACGCCGTGTACATCTGGGCTTTGCAGACGGTTCTCGAGAACATGGTTGCGGAATGCGCGATGCGTATCCAGACGGGTATCTGGGAGTTTGTCAACAACGGGCTGTCACTGAACCCGGATATGCGGGCCTGGTTCGGGACCGTGTTGCAGGCGATCGAGCGGGATGGGTTGTCTATCAACACGTTCTTGCGCATGTTGAAGACTCCGATCTATGTGAAGCGCACTAATCCGTTTCTGGACACGTCACCGCTTGTTGCGCGCACGGTTCGCATGGAAACCGTTGGCGCAGTGGTGAAGGACATCACCCGCGCCTATGGTGTGGAAACTCGAATGGACTTGTGGCTGCCTGGGGATCCGCAGCCGGACGCGTGGGCGAACCTCGATCAGCCAACCTATGTGTTCTCAACGAAGGACCGTTCGCAGGTCTCAGGGCCGACTAGCACGGTGCTCGATTCCGTGTTGCGGACGGTCGTGGACCTGGGAGGCTCCCTCGGCGGCATCTTCAAACCCGTTGTTCAGCAGGTCCCGGGCATGGATGGCGTGTTCTACTCGCCGCTACTCGGCGTCAACTTCGAACAGCCCTACGCATATCTCGTCGCACCCGAGCCGGGTGAAGACTCATCCATCATTTCCTGCGAGATTGCTGACCACACGCCCGAGGGGTGGCAGCACATCATTGGTGGCCGGTCGCCGAAGTGGTTGAACGACTTGATGAACGCCACGTTCGCGTGGCTGATCGACTCCCTGATGATCGTGGTCGGATTCACCGGCATCCCATCGGATCTGCTGGCTGGGTTCCTGAACAACGCGTTCCTAGCGTTCCAGTTGATCCAGCATTACGACCGGCGCGACGAGGTCGGCCCGTACCATCCCGCGATTGAACGGTTTTACCCGACCGCCAGTGCCCCGTACAACATCGAGACGGTGTTCGCGTTTATCAACGCGCTGTTCGATTCTCGCGGCTACACGTCGGCGCAAGTGGTGTTCCGTAACGGTGACCAGTACGCGCTTGGCCGGGACATTTTCAAGGGCGGCTTGATGTCGCTGGTTTACCACAACCGCTCGAAGATGATCACGGACTACATCGAAAACGTGATCTGGCGTATCACCCCCGAGGAACGAACCGTGATGGTGCAGCTCGGGGATGGCAGGCGTGACGAGGCTCCGCTTGCCAAGCATCAGCGATTTTTGACGGGTGCTTTTGAAGCAATCAGCGTCCTAACTCTTTCGCCCCAAAGCTAGTTCGTTCCGCGCCTACGCGGCGCGCATTCATCTATTCCCCAATCTCGATGGGAGTCCGCTATGGCGTGGCCTACTACACCCGACGGTCAGTACTACCAGTTCGAGGGGAATGTTCAGATCCCGGTGTCCCCGGAGACTGGTGCGGCGATCCTGTATTTGCGTCCGCAGGGCGGTATGGGTGTGGGTATTCCGCCTGTTGCGCAGGGTGATCCGGGTGTGCATGCGGAGATTGCTGAGGCGATCAATTTCACTGCGTTGGAGCCGGGTGATCCGACTCCGGATTCGGCTTCGTGGACGACGATCACTCCGCCGACGACTAGCACGCCTGGTGTGTACAAGCTGAACCTTGCGTTGCATAAGGGGGAGAAGGGTGATGATGGCGAGTCGGTTTGGGATCCAACGGACTTGGATCCGTCGCCGGTCGCTGGACGTGTCCCGGTAGTCAATTCAACTGCCGACGGGTTTGTACTGGCAGACCAGAAGGTGCCCGAAGCCTGCTACCCAGGTTCGGTCGCGAACACCCCATCCGGGAACGCGAACTACACGCTGGCCTCTATCCCGATCCCGTCGCGACCGTACGCCCGCCGCGTCCGAGCGACAGGCCACACGGTGGTTACCGGTGAGGCCGCCGATGTGCGGGTGGATCTGATCGCCCGATTGAATGGCGAGACAGGCGGCAACATTGTCGGCAGGTGCCCCGGTATCGCGCAGACGGAACGGCTGCAATTCAGCCCCGGGAAGGCTGCGGGTTTGGCTGATGCGTACGACACGATCGCAGCCGGCGCGTCCGCCACTGTGTACATCCGTTGCGAGCGTCAGGCTGGGACCAGCACTTACACGACTTCGGCTACAACGAGCCTGTTTTCGGTTGAGGTTCTGCCGCTGTGACGATGGGTATGCCTGAGTGGGCGTTGGAGATTCCTTCGGCGCCGGTTCATCAGGAGCAGTCGAACCAGCTGGTTAGGCCGTTCACTGCTCAGCAGTTGATCGAGTTTGGCCTTCAGCTTATTGAGCAGTTCATCAAGCGGGTTGTGTTGGCGTTGGCGGGGTTTTTCATCCCGGGTGTTCCGTCGTTTGAGCAGCTTGTGGCGTGGGCGGATGATCTGCGGGAGAAGTTGGCGGACATCCCGATCCTTGGGGACATCATTGAGGCGATCACTGGTGTTGAGGATGGTGACCTGAATGATTTGGGTACGTTCTTTCTGAACATCAGGTCGTTTCTGGCTGGTATCAATTTTTTGGATCCTGATTTTGATTTGGGTGAGGCGGCTGCGGCGTTCGTTAATCTGATCATCAAGCCGCTGAATATTTTTTCGATTCCGGCTGATGTGCAGGCTTCGATTAATGGTGCGTTGGGTGATTTGCAGGACGCGTTGAATGGTTCTTATTCGGGGTCTGGGCCGATTTTTTTGGCTGTGCAGGAGTTGGCGAAGGCGTGGCTGACCGCGACATCGCCACTGAAGGCCAAGAATCTGACGGGAACTATCCCGCCCTGGCTGCTCGGTCCACTGTCCGCTGCGTCCCTAGTTTCCAGCAAGGTCAACCTCCTGGCTAATGCGGAGTTTGAGGGTGCCGTTTCGGTTGATGGTGGGGGCGTGTGGCATTGGGATGCGGAGCAGGGGAGGACTGATCCGGGTTCGGCTTGGACGACCGCTGATGGAACGTTGAAGGTTTTGGCGTCCAATCCGATTGGGGTGTCTCCGGGGCAGAAGATTGTTGGGGCGGATGGGGTTTCTGCGCCTTCTGTGTGGGTTAGGACTTCGAGCTATGCGGGGTCCGGTACGCCGTTGCGTTTCATGGTGCGCGAGTATTTTTCGGGCGCGGTGGTTAACGACCGCGTGCTTGCTCAGCGTGGCGGTTCTGATGGTGTTTGGTCGAAGTTGTCGGCGGCTTATACGGTTCCGTCGGGTGTGGATCAGATTCGTTTCCGCCTTGTGGTGGACTCTGGCGCTACTGGTGGCGGTGTCGGGTTTGATGATGGAGACGCGTGGCTAGCTGGTAACGGCCCGTTTGACGGCATTCTGGCGATGCTGAACTTGAGCAATCTGTCAGACCTGTTCAACCTTGACGCCGCTGTCCGCTGGGCGGACGTGATCACCAACCTGATGAACCCGTTGGAGGTGATCGAGGACCGCCCGAACCGCACCAAGACTCAGGGTGTGATTGAAGCCGCCATCTCGGCTTTCCTGGGCGACATTGCGGAGGGCGTCGAGCATACGACCGCAGACTTGGAAGACGCGTTCACTAAGATTCCTGCCGATAAGGTGTTGGGGCTTCAGGGTTTCCCGACGTTGCAGGACACGTTTCAGAAGACGCTGGATGCGCTCAAGACGGGTCTGGGTTTGGCGCCGCAGTCGGATGCGAACCTTGACGAGGTGCAGTCGGCGGCTGAGTTTGTGGCGTTGAAGTCGAACCAGGCTCTTGGTTTGGCGCAGTCGGTCAACGCGGTCTTGAACATCCGTGACAATCAGCCGGTATCGCGGGGTATCTCGGCTATCTCGGAGCCCAACTTTGATTTCGCTACGATTCCGAACAAAGTCACGAATACGGTTGTGGACATCAACAACCCTGATTTTTTGCCGGTGAACGCGACGACGGCCCCGATGGCGTTTGTTCGTACCCGTGGAGGTGGCACTAAGGGTGCGGTGATGTGGTTTGGTAAGGGCAACACCGACATCACTTCGTTCATCATCAATCTGTATGCCGTGAATCTGTCTTCCGGGGCGTTGACAAAGTTCCATACGTCGGCTGACATCAAGGCGCAGTTGGATGCTGACTGGCGGTTTGAGTCGTACACCATGCCAGATGCGGCCCGGTTCACTCCCGAGGCGGGCGACGTGATCGCTGTCGAGTGGGTGCTTACTGGTTCGGGGACGTACCAGATCGCGGGCAATTCGGCGGCTTGGCGTTCTTCGAATCATCCGTATGCGATCCCTGCGCGCCTGGGCGCGTCACGGAACCCGACTGGTAATGCTTCTCCTGCAACGATCTCGGGTGGTTCCGTCGGGTATGTCAGTTCGTTCGCTTGGTTCTCCCTTGAGGAGACTGAGATCCCGGGCAACACGGAGGGCGATGTCTCGCAAACATTCGCCGAGCCGGGCACGTATGCGTTCGACTTCGAGCTCGCCCACAAGTACGTCGACTACGTCCTGATCGGTGGTGGCGGTGGTGGCGAGTCCAGCCAAGCCGCCCGAGGCGGCTACGCCGGCCTGCCCGGCACCTGGGTCTATGGGACCTTGGAGCGTGGTGTCGACTTCCCGTCTGATGTGACCCGCATCTACGTGACGGTCGGCGCGGGTGGTCCGGCGCTGTTCGTCTGGTACTTACAGGGCAACCCTGGTAGCCCGACGTCGATCACCTACCCCAACTTGTCCAACGTCGACACTCAGATTAAGGCGGCGGGCGGCATGGGCGGTGGCCGTCCCGGTAACCCGAACCACACGGGCACTGGTCCGTCGCCCGGCAACATCACGTTCCGGGGTGTGGAGTATTTCGGCGGTGCTGAGGCGGTCGTCAACCAAAACGGCTTCGCACCTGGCGGCGCGGCTGGCGGCTCTATCTATGCCACTACCGGTCCTGGTGGTGGCGACGGGCGTGCCTGGCTTGTCGCCCGCGAACTCTGACCCCAACTAGGAGGCTGTCTTGACTGATGCTGACACCCTCCCCGTAACAGGTTGGTGGGCGGAGTACGTTGTGTCCGGCGCGGGAGGCATCCTCTCTGGCGAATCGTTTGGTGGCGCGAAGGTGGCTTCGTTCCAACCGGTGTTTCCTTCGGCGATCTCTAGTTCGGAGGCATTTGGTGTTCCGGGGCTGGTGTTCCGGCAGACGCTTGCTCCGGCTTCGATTGAGTCTCTTGAGGCGTTTGGGGGGAGCGCGCTCAACCCCGGTGATATTGCGATCTTGCCGCAGCATGTCGGATCGGGTGAGGCGTTCGGCGCACCCGTTGTGAGTCCTGGTGTTGCAGTTGTTCTTCCGCCTTCGGCTGCGGGTGGTGAGGTGTTCGGTGCACCCGCTATCAGTACGGGGCCTGTGAATGTTGACGCGGAGGCGATCGGGTCCGGTGAGGCGTTCGGCACGCCGGGGATAGTGAGTGTTGTTGCCCCGTCCGGGATTGTGTCTGAGCAGGCATTCGGGCTGCCAATGATCTCGATCAATGTCACCGCAACTGGGGTTGCTAGCGCGGAGGGATTCGGCACCCCCAATGTGATTGGCCCTCCGCAGGCCATCCAGCCTGCCGGGATTGCCTCGCTCGAAGCATTCGGCGGCAGTGAGCTCGACCCCGGTCCGATCTTTGTCCTGCCGCAGGGCGCGGCTAGCGCGGCTGCTTTCGGCACCGCGACTATCGGTGTCGGGCCGGTCTCGGTTTCGCCATCGGGGGTTGCTAGCGGTGAGGCGTTCGGAACATCAAGGTTGACTGAGTATTTGGCTCCGTCTGGTGTTCCATCGCAAGAGGCATTCGGTGCTGCCCGGATTGATCAGGCGATCACGTTCGGGGCGGGGATTGACAGCTCTGAGGCTGTCGGTTCGCCGACTGTCGACCGGGCTGCGGTCCCGTTGACGGTTGTCGGTTACAACACTGTGTTGGGATCTTCGATCACGATCCCGGCTCATTTGCCCGGTGATCTGATCATTCTGGCGGTGGCACAGACCGGCGTGTCTGCGGCGCCTACTAAGCCGTCAGCGTCGGGCACTGTCCCGGCGTGGACCACTGTCGATTCGACCGCTAATGCCGGTGGTATGCATACCGCTAGTTTTGTGGCGACCGCTTCGACTACTACCTCTGGCACGTGGGGTGGTGCGGACGCGATGGCGGTGGTGGTGCTGCGTAGCGCGTTCGCTGTGGGCGGGCATGCGATGAGCGCCAACATTAGTGCGACTTTCACGGCGCCGGCTGTCACGTTGTCTCGCACGGACGGCAGCTCGGTTCTTCTGCACTTCTTTACGACCAGCAGTTTGTCTGCCGCGTGGCCGGCAGCTCCGTCTGGTTACACGAAGCAGAGTTCCGTGGGCAGTTTGAACACTAAGGGTGCGCTCGTGTTGACGAAGAACACCACGACTTCGGATGGGTCTGTCGCTGTGGCTGCCGGTGGCGGCTTCTCTGTGTGGCAGGCAGCGTCGATCGAGATCCGGGCCTACTAGCGGTCCAAATCCGTTGGGGCTCCGCTGTTTGCGGTGTGCCTCGATTTTCTCATGCCCACCTTTGATGAAGGAGATATTCCACATGGCTAATGCGTTGTATGACAAGGGGCGCGAAAAGTTTTTGACCGGGGCTATCAACTGGTCGTCGGACACGATCAAGGCTGTCTTGGTTGATGCTGCCGACTATACGGTGAATCTTTCGACGCACGAGTTTCTTTCGGACATCACGGCTGGTGGTCGTGTGGCTACGTCGGCGGCGTTTTCGGCCAAGACGACGACTGCTGGTGTGGCGGATGCCGCGGACATCACTTTTACTGCGGTGTCGGGGGATCCGTCTGAGGCGTTGGTGATTTATAAGGATACGGGGTCTGCTGCTACGTCTCCGTTGATTGCGTATTTGGATACGGCGACTGGTTTGCCGGTGACTCCGAATGGTGGGGATATTACGGTGACTTGGGATAACGGGTCGAACAAGATTTTCAAGCTGTAACTGGCGGCGGCGATGTCTGATGATCCGTCGCGTTACTGGTTGGGTGTTGAGGAACCTGTGCCGTTCCTGCTGCTACCGGTGCGTTGGCTACTGTCCCGCACGGTGTGTCGCTGGTTCGACTGGATTCAGGACACACACCCAGACATCTAACGCGCTTGTTTATTTAAGAAGTATTCCGCCGGATGGGCTGCTTAAAGCCCTGACCAGCGCAAACCCTATTTCACATGTATCCGCGCCTTTCATAAAGCGCGGCTCCTCGCCATGCCCGCTGAAAGGGAACCATCGTGCTTGACAAAATCCTGCTGAAACTCGCCGCGTTGATTGCGGACCGCATCATCGACCACACGGATGAGATTGCGGCTGCGGTCGCTACTGCTGTGACACGTGAGGTGTTGGACGCGATCGGCAAAAAGGTTCCCGACCTCACCGACCTGGAAAACCTGCCCGACCAGCTCGGCAAAGCACTAGCCGACGTGTTCAACAAAGTCCCCATCTTCGGCGGACTCTTCAACGGATTCTTCGGCAACAAATGACCGACCCAATCGACCAACTAGTCGACTGGCAACTAGAACAACGCCCCAAACACTCCGGCGGCGTAGTCCTCGCACCCGACGACAAATGCCCAAACTGCCGACTCAACTGGCACGGACTACCAACCATCGGATGCGCCGGGGCATACCAGGGAGAACTAGATGGCTAACCGCGTCGTGTACGGCCTCAGCAACTCCTCCAACGGCTGGCCGATGGTCGATGAAGGCTCATGCACTTGGGTGAAGATCCCCGGCACGAGTGTCACGTTGCAGATCCAGAACGGGCAGCCGCTTGCGATTCTGCGTGCGTTTGCCGCCGACTTCAACGCCTACGTTGAACCCCTGCGTGATCCCGACTCGGCGTGCTGGACACCAACTAACTCGGTCGCCTCGTCCAACCACCTGTCCGGCACCGGGATGGACCTGAACTGGAACTCCCACCCGTTCCAGAAGCGCGGCACATTCACCGCAGCGCAGTTGTCCACGATCCGGGAGTTGCAGGACTTCTACGAGGGCACAGTCTTTTGGGGTGGCGACTGGGGCTCGCCGGTCGATGAAATGCACTGGCAGTTATCCAGCCTTGCGAACGGCGGGGACATCAACACTTTCAACAATCCGCACACGCAAGACTTCATCAACCGCAAGATCCGCCCGGACGGGTACTCGACTTTCCGTAGAGGATCAGCCCCGAGTGTCGATGCGGCGCAGGTGTTGTCCGACGCAATGGGTGGACGGTTGTCGTTGGATCGCTACCGGCAACTGCTGCCCGCCGTCACCGCATCACTCCTAGCGTGCGACTGCACCAACGTGAACCGGATTGCCATGTGGTGCGCCCAAATCGGACACGAGTCGGCTGGCCTGTACTACACCGAAGAGATCGCCTCCGGTGCCGCATACGAAGGCCGCACAGACCTCGGCAACACCCAACCCGGCGACGGTGTCCGATTCAAAGGGCGTTCGTGGATTCAGATCACAGGCCGCTCCAACTACACCCGACTGTCTCAGTGGGCATTCAGCAAGGGCCTCGTGCCGTCCGCAACCTACTTCGTGGACAACCCACCCGCCCTCGCCTCAGACGAATACGCCGGCCTCGGAGCTGCATGGTACTGGTCCGTCGCCCGACCAGACATCAACACACTCTGCGACAACCGAGACCTCGTCACCGTCACAAAGCGCATCAACGGCGGAACCAACGGACTCGCAGACCGCCAAACCCGATACAACCGTGCCCTCGCAATGGGCGAACAACTACTCGCACTCATCAACGAAGGGGACGATGCATTGGCCGATCCAGATGTTGTCCGCAAAATCAATGAGATTCACGCCTGCCTGTTCAACAGGATTCCGTCGCAGTCGAAGTACAGGACTGCGGGGGAGGGGGCGAAGTGGCAGCTCCACGAACTCTTGAAGAACGACGACGCCATGATCCACGAAATGCTTGTCGAGCGGCAGGCGATGATGGGGAACCCTGAAGCTGTTGCGCTGGTGAAGCGTGAAGCGGACAAGGGTGACAAGTGGGCGCAGTCCGTGTACGCGTATCTGACTGGCCCTGAGGTCTGATGCCGATTCGTTTGGGGGACCGTAACGAAACGGTCCGGGCTTGGCGCGCAAAAATGAACGCCTGGTTCGGCGGCCTGTACACGCGACTGCTGGGTCCACTGCCGATGGACACCAACGAATACGGGCAGCGGGCGAAGTCATGGCAGGAAGAGTACGAACGCCGCACCGGTCAAGTTGTTGACGGCGTTGTGAGTGATCAGGACATGCGCGGGCTGGGGATCCCGGTTCCGTCGAAGGTAGTCATCTTCACTGTTGCTGGCACAGGCGCGAACTGGGACGTGGGTTACCCGTTCGATTTGGCGCGTTGGCAGGATCAGGAGCGGGTCATCCTGCAACCGATCGGATACCCAGCCGCCATGTTCCCAATGGGTCCGTCCGTGAATCAGGGCATTGACGAGCTGGTCAACCAGATGCGCATCCACCTCGATGCTGAGCCGTCACGCAAGTTCATCCTCATAGGCTATTCCCAGGGCGCGTTGGTGACATCGAAAGTGTTACAGCGCATGCAAGGCAACGGGGATCTCGCGCGGTACATGGATCGCTGCATCGCGGGCGTCACTTTTGGTAACCCGGCGCGCGAGCACGGCAAGTACGTCGGGACTAACAACCCAGGCGGGCAAGGCTTGGATCCGAAGTGCATCGCGAACACGCCGAGCTGGTGGTACGACTACTGCACGGTCGGAGACATCTACGGTGCGGGTCCGGGTAACGATGACCACGAAGCCGCCGAATACATGACGTCGATCTTCCTCGCGGTCCAGGGCCATCTGCTCACGGGCCAGGACAATCTGGCGCAGCAGGTGTTTGAGCTGTTCCTGAATCCGTTTGGTGAGGCGCCGGCTGTGATGAAGGCGATTGCGTCGGGTATCGGGTTCTTCACGAGCAATCCGCCCACGGCCCCGCACATTGAGTATCACGTTCGTGAGTGTGTTCCTGGTGTCACGTATTTCGATCATGCGATGGATTACGTGCGGCGTGTGTTGATGGCTGGCGATCGAATCTCGTAGGGGGTTGTGATGGGTGAGCGTTGTCCTGCGTGTTGGTTCAAGGTGCGGTCGTTGAAGCATGATCGCCGGGTGTGGCACAAGTTGTGTATCGCTGTGACTGCGGTGTTTTGGTTCAGCTAGGAGTGGATTATGTTTGATTACAGTGCTGCTGAGGTTCGTAAGTTTTTGACGGCTGCTGTTGGTGCGGTCGCGTCTGTGGCTACTCAGTTGTTGGCTCTGGGTGATGTTGTGCCGCCTGAGGTTGCGAACTGGTTGACCGTCATCGTTTCGGTGTGTACGGCACTCGGAGTCTTCGGAGTTCCCAACACGCCGAAGCCTGCACCGGTTGATGTTGCGGTAGATGACAACCCGCCCACAATCCCCATCGAAGTTCCCGCACAACCCGCGCCACGTCGGCGCCCGGTGATTTAGTGAGCAACCCTGGTTACGAGCCGTCAACGTGGATGGGTCTCGTACCGTACCTGTTCTATGCGGCACCGGCTGCGGTTCCGACCGCGTTTTTGTGGTGGGGTCAGCGGAAAGCTAAGGCGCATCGCAAGACTGACAAGCCGTTGCTGACCGAGATTCATGAGCAGACGGTCAATGATCACAAAGAGAAGTCGAATCTTCGTGAGGATGTTGATGAGTTGAAGGCTGGTTCGTTGAAGTTGGACGAGAAGATCGACCATGTGTTGAAGGTTGTGACGGATGGGTTTAGCGGGATACATCAGGAGATTCGCACGGAGCGGTTGGAGCGAATCGCAGGTGATGAACGTGGACGATGACCTACCGACACAGATCAGTGTTGCGCATGATGAGATGCATTTGGCGCGTCGTGATGGGGATTCTGATGCGGAGTGGGACCGCATGGAAGTCACAGATCATCTGCTCGATGCGTTGGTGGCCGAACTGAAAGCTAACGGTCAACTCCCCGCACTCGAACCCGAACTACTCGTACGACTCAGCCAAGTACGAGCCGCACGTTAGTCGTCGTCCGTAGCCCTTCCGAGTGGCATGGCGATCCACAGCTGCACTAGTCCCGGCACCGAGTCGGGGTCGACGCCTTCCCATTCGCCTGCATCCCAACGTCGCAGGAACTCTTGACCGGATATGCCCATGTGCTTGCGGGCCATCCGGTCATAGAGCGCATCGGCTTCATCATCGGTGAGTTCGTGAATCTCAGACATGATTCGCTGTGTGCGGGTACTCGTCGGCGTAGACGTGCGGGAAAAGGATGTTGTACGCCCACCTGAGCCCCGCCAGCTCGTTGGCGAAGCGCGAGGCGGACGCGGCATCATCGGCGGCGAGCATCTGAGATTCGAGATGCTTAGCCCGCACGTACAACTCGTCCATCTCGTCCCGGATCGGCTTCAACGCCTCACGAGCAGCAGCCTCCATCGCATCCGGCGTCCAGAATCCGCCTTCGCCTGGGCTGTAATCTATGCCGTCCAGTGCCTCGTTCGACGCCCATGCCCGTTGCGCGGCTTCGATTGCGGGATCACTCATCCCTCTATTTTCCCATGCTTTCGAACTGGTTGAGGGGGTTGTGTAGCAACGCCCCTGCACACGCCACGAAACCAGCCGCACATAACCCGTGTCTCGAATCCCGTATATCTCCAACGTAACCCAACCCCCTCAACCCACAAAAATCCGTTCCATACTGGATGGAGTGGGGCACACAGCAAACCGCCCCGGAATCACGAAGGGGAATCGTGACACTCTCGCTAACAGACCGTTTGAACGCGCGACGGCAACACGCAACACCCTCAAACCGTGGCTGCGCAACCTGCAAATGGCTCGCAACACGAACACCACAAGAACAAGCCGACATCAAAGCCTGGGTCGAAGCAGGACTCTCACTCACACCCCTCTACGAAGAATGCGCCGCAGAAGGCTTACCCGTCGGACTCTCCGCATTCACCGGGCATTTGCGTCGATGCGGTGCGGACGGTGACAAATCATGACCGACGAACGCAGCCTAAGCGAACGACTCGCAGACCGCCTCAACGAATACCCCAAAGCCGACGAACCGGAATTCACTCCCAAAACCGAATTCGACGGAACATCAGGCTTCATCCAGACCGGGCCACTCAAAGAAGCACCGACTGACTACTCCGGCATCCTGCGGGAATTCGGCTACGACCCCGAAAAGGTCCGCATCGCAGGCAACCCCCGCGTATCCCGCTGGCAGCAACGCTCACGCAAACTGGAGAAGTCCGAAGACGGCGAACGCCTCATCAAGACAAGCGAGTTCGAAACTGTCTGGCTCTCGGCGTACCGCTTCCACATCGCGCCCGTTGTATCCGCCGAAGTCGAACCCGACGTCAACGACATCATCAAACAAGCGCGCGCCATCCGCCGACAGTCCACCGGAGCGCACTGGTTCGTGTTCCAAGCGGGAGATCAGCAGCTAGGCAAACGGTCCCGCGACGGGTCTACCGCCGAGATCGTTGACCGATACGTGCAGTCTGTGCAGGCAGCCAAGGTAGAACTAGCCGCGCTGCGGCGATACGGCATTGACGGAATCCAGATCTCAATGCCGGGGGATTGCCTAGAGGGGAACCAGTCCCAGTCGGGCAAGAACTTGTGGCTCACCCAGGAGACGATCACAGAGCAGACCCGCATCTTCCGGCGGCTGTTGCACTACACGGTGGAGGAGTTCGCCCCGCTGGGCGCCCAGCTCTATGTGGACGTTGTGAATGGCAACCACGATCAAGCGCAACGCATCCAGAGCACTTATCCCGGCGATGGTTGGGCCACGGAACAGGCGATCGCTGTTTCCGATGCACTCAAACTGAACCCGCTGGCCTATGGGCATGTTGAGGTGCGAGTCCCAGAGAAGTGGTCGGGGCACATGACCGTTCCGGTTGGGGACACGGTTGTGACGGTTGTTCACGGTCACCAGTTCAGCCGCGCAACGAACGCTATGAAATGGTGGCAGGAGCAGACTTTCGGCGGGCATGGTCCAGCGTCTGCGCACATCTTGCAGAACGGACACTTCCACGAGTTTGCGGTGGAGCGAGCGGGCGATCGGATACGCGTTCAGTCACCGACTTTCGACTGTGGCTCCGACTGGTACCGAGAGAAGCGTGGTGTTGGCAATACCCGTGGTGCGGTTGTGTACCTGTTGAAGTCGGGTGAAGTGTCGAGGATGAGCGTTGTCTAGCGGCGACATGGTCAACTCTCCTGCTCATTACACGCAGGGGCCGCCGTGTCCGGGTTGCGGTCGGACGATTGAGTGCATTGATGTGATCGCGGGTCGTGTGTGGACGATCGGTTCGGCCATGAAGTATCTGTGGCGGATGGATTTGAAGGGCAAGCCGATTGAGGACTTGCAGAAAGCAATCGCCTGCATTCAGCACGAGATTAACCGGCGCACTAGGGGGCGGGCATGAGGGTTCGTTTGCGTGTGTTTGGTGTGACGTTGGTGTCGTTGGTGTTTGATGCGGGGCCACTGCTGGAGATCATCGAGGAACCTGATGAGGATCCGCCGTCTGGGATTACCGGGGGGGCCATGCACAACTTTGACCGCGACTTCAACCCGTTAGCCGCGAACCATGAAGAACCCTGGTACGAGGACCGATTCGGATTCCAGGGGAAACGCTGATGTGCAGATACGCATTGCATCCGTCGCGCACATCGTTCGTATGCCTTCCATGTAGGCATGTCGCGCAGTACCACCCTAACCATGTTGTTGAGACGCCCCGTTGCCCTCAGTGCAGTCGGGACATGTGGAATGCGGGCCGGGACTTCCAGGCGCCACGGAAACGCGACAACAACGGTTGGCGCGCAGTGGAAGCCGTCAAGGTATCTGGCCGCAACTACAACTCATGTGGGTGTGGCGGGCCTGGGTGGCGACCTCGCACGATTGCCGAGGCGCGCCGGGAGAAGCTGCAACGTCCCTGGGTTCGGCGCGGGCACAAAGGGCGGTCGAGTCTGTGAGGCCGGCGGATTGGGCTTGGATCGCGTTGGGTCTCGGCGTCCTGGCGTACGACTTGGCGGCACCTGATGGCGAAACACTGTCAGAGGGCGCGGACCGTTACATGCTGCATCATCCGTGGATCACTCGGGCGGTTGGCGTGGGGCTGGTCTGTCATGTGTGCAATGCGGTCCCGAGCCGGTTCGATGCGATTCATTGGGCGTTTGTTGGTGCCCGAAAGTTGTTGAGTTCGTAGCAACCCGCTACGTCTAGTCTCCCCCGTCTGGGTTGAGCGCGGATTCCCCACCGCAGCTCCCCAGGCGGGGGCTTTTCTGCGTTTCAGGGTGACTCGCGCGGGGTTTCGTCGGCGTCGTCCTCGGCCAGCACGCGGTCTCTTTCGAACTGGTCCCGCCACACCAAGTCTTCTTCGTCCCGGTCTGGTTCGGTCATGTCGCTATTGTCCCTTCTGGCACGCACGGTGGCTGTCTCAGCCTCCGCGTATGGTGTCCCGCGTGTCTGAGCCGTTTGTTGTTCGTCAGCAGCCCCGTTCGAGTGGTGGGGAGTTGGCTGATTTCACGTTGATTGTTCGCCCACCAGGTAGACCGGGGGAGATTCGGGTGTTTACGGACAATCAGCGTGTGGAGGCCGAGACGTATGCGGCGGAGACTGGGGGCGTGGTTGAGACTCTGCCGCTGGAAACCTGATGCCCGAGGTTGGCGAGTTGGTTCGTTGTACTGATGGCCGGTGGATGACATGGGCGCCGCGTACTTGTCCGAACGGTCACCAGCTCGAACCTGGTCGTGTGCTTGTTGGGCATGTGGCTTGTTCGTGCGGGATACGCGGCGGACACACAAGCTGGTCGTGCCGTGCGTGTGATGCGGTCACGTACGGGCCGGCACTCACACCCAACTGCCACACACTCAACGGACCCGGCTAAGCGTTGTAGACCGCATCTCGCCCATAGAAGTACAGCGTGGGGTGCTCCCGGTATTTCTCGGTGTCGTCCGTTGAGTCCTCGTACAGCGAGTAGCCGAGGAAATCTCCGTTGGACATCCTTAGGTGCGGGGTGATCCATTCGATGAACAACCCCGTCTCGCCGCTGTAGTCCTTCAGCGAAGAAGACAGGACCAGCCGGTTGCCGTATGGCCCGCACGTTTGCGCGCGCTGGAAGATCGCCTCACGTGATTCCTGGTAGACAGCACCGCCACCGATGAATATGTGGTCCCAACGCGGCATGGTGAAGAACTCGTGGTCGTCGTAGCCTCCGTTGTCGAACCATTCGCCGCCACCGATCTGGCGGTCCAGCCAGTCGGCCACGGGGCCGTCTTTTAC